GGATTAAGCATATAAATGAAGCACTTTCAGTGCTTACTTAAATTAAATTGACATAAAAGTCATATAAGGTGTTGATATGTCAAACATTCCTACACCACAAGATGCCGCGCTTTTTGCACAAAGTGTAAAGAAATGGCAGCAAGTTCTTAATCTTGGTGACTGGCGCATTGAGAAAGGTTTGAAGCCTGCAAAGAATGCCATGGCCTCAGTGGAATTCAATGAGTCTGCCAGGCTTGCGACTTATCGTTTGGGTGATTTTGGTGCAGAGAAAATTTCACCGCAGAGTCTGGACCAGACAGCTCTGCATGAGCTGCTTCATGTCTTTTTGCATGACCTTATGACTGTGGCCCAAGACCCGAAATCTTCTCAGGAATTGATTGAAATTCAAGAACACCGCGTGGTCAATCTTTTAGAAAAGTTGTTGATTAAGGATTCCCATGGGCAGTTATAACCAAACGTGCAGCGATACAGAATTTATCCAACTATGGGGCAGATTCCAATCTGCCCAAAGACTGGCTGAGCATCTTGGCATCAATATCAGAGCCATTCATTTGCGCAGAAGGTGGATTGAGAAAGAATACGACATGGCACTTAACGCAAGTGACCATCGAGGTTTTAAATACGATAAAAACAAACCAAAGTCATTTAGTCCACTCAAGCAAATTGAGCTTGGAATGCTAGATGGCACTGTGATCGTTTTCTCTGATGCCCACTTCATACCTGGTCAAAGGTCCACGGCCTTTAAGGGGCTTCTGTGGGCCATTCAAGAATTTGCCCCCCATGCTGTAATCGCAAATGGGGACTGTTTTGACGGCTCAACAATATCGCGCCATGATGTGACAGACCAGCCTCAGACTTCAGTTGTCCAAGAACTCAAAGCCACGCAAGGCGCGTTGGGGGAGATAGAGGAAGCGGCCAAAGCAGCTAGGCATAATGTAAAGCTCCTGTTTACATGGGGAAACCATGACATTCGTTTTGGCAATAGACTAGCCCAACACGCGCCACAATTTAAGGAAGTCAAAGGCTTTAAGTTAACTGACCACATCCCAGATTGGGACTTCTGTTGGGCAGTCTGGCCCACTGAAGATGTCATTATCAAGCACCGTTTTAAGGGTGGAATTCACGCTACTCATAACAATACGGTCCAAGCGGGAAAGTCGGTTATCACTGGGCATTTGCACAGTCTAAAGGTCACGCCATTCAACGACTACAACGGGTGCAGATATGGGGTAGATACAGGGACATTGGCTGAGACTGATGGCCCTCAATTTACCTATGCCGAGATCAATCCAAGCAATCATCGATCAGGCTTTGCGGTGCTGAACTTCTTTAATGGCCAGTTATTGTGGCCAGAACTGGTCCACAAATTTGACGAGGACATGGTCCAGTTTAGGGGTGAGGTCATTGATGTGGGTGAATTTTGAGCGCCTGGCTAATCATTCTGACTGGCGCTATCTATGCCTACATTGCTGGGGAGCAGCTATTTAAAGGCAACCCGTATATGGCGGTGGTATATGCTGGCTATGCTTTTTCAAATGTGGGGCTGTACTTGATGGCCAAGTAAGCTCCATTTAAGGCAAAATTAGACCATGGCCAGTCAGACACAACAACTTGAGAATCCAAACCCTCCAATCCTTGGTTATCCGACCGAGGAGTATGAGCGCAGGCATTTCAATGAGAACAATGGCACACTGAATATTTACTTCAAGAAACTCTCAACTGTCTTGGGGTCTCTCTTTGGGCCAAGGGGGGGTCGGTTTATGAATAACCCCTATGGGGCTTTTCAAGACTCGACCGACCAAGTGGCTGCCAACACCACCACGGCCTATGCGGTCACATTCAACACCACAGACTTTGCCAATGGTGTGACTGTGGCCAGTGGGTCCAGAATCACTGTGGCCGATGCCGGAATCTGGAACTTGCAGTTTTCCATTCAGTTTACAAATACGACAAATGCGTCTCAAGATGTGGATGTCTGGTTTCGGGTCAATGGCACAAATGTGGCCAATTCAAACAGTCGATTTGGCTTTGCACCCAGGAAAGGTGTTGGCGACCCGTATCACACCATTGCAGCATTGAATTACTTTGTGAGCTTAAATGCAACCAACTATGTTGAGATAATGTGGAGGCCAACCGACACGGGGGTTTCAATTGAGCAATACGCTGTTGGAACAAGCCCCACACGGCCAGCAGTCCCATCAGCCATTGTCACAATGAGCTTTGTCTCCAACATTACATAATTGTCATCATGTACATACCAATCAAATTACCGCCAGGGGTTTATAGAAACGGCACTGAATATCAGGCAGCTGGTCGCTGGTATGACGCTAACCTTGTCAGGTGGTACGAGAACACATTGAGACCTATCAATGGATGGCGCACCAGGTCAAGCAGCCAGATGACTGGCTCATGCCGAGGCATCATTACTTGGCGCGATAACAGTGGCAACCGATACATTGGCGCTGGCACACATTCCAAGCTCTATGCCATGAACGAGGCTGGAACACTCAAAGACATTACGCCAACAGGCTTCACCAGTGGCTATGCAAACTCCACAACCCTCACGGGCTATGGATACAGCACCTATGGCACATTTGCCTATGGCATTGCAAGGCCAGATACTGGCACACCTATCCCTGCCACTACTTGGTCACTTGATACTTGGGGTGAGTATTTGATTGCTTGCTCCAGCACCGATGGCAAGCTCTATGAGTGGCAATTAGGCTTTTCCACCCCTACAAAAGCAGCAGCAATCACCAATGCACCAGTTAACAACAAGGCTGTTTTAGTTACCCAAGAGCGCATCATCTTTGCCCTTGGCGCTGGTGGAAACCCAAGAAAAGTACAGTGGTGCGATCAGGAAGACAATACCCAATGGACACCAGCTGGTGACAACTTGGCAGGCGACTATGACTTGGCAAGTCCTGGCACATTGATCGCTGGCAAGCGGGTCAAGGGTGTAAACCTACTGTTTACAGATGTGGATGTCCACACGGCCCAGTATGTTGGCGCTCCATTTGTCTATGGCTTTGAGAAGGCTGGCTCTGGCTGCGGTCTTATTTCGGCCCAGGCTGTGGCGGCCATTGACACTGCTGCCATTTGGATGTCACGCGCAGGCTTTTGGATATATGACGGCTATGTCAAGCCACTGCCAAGTGATGTGTCTGACTACGTTTTTGACAATATCAACTTTGCCCAAGCAAGTAAGATTTATTCTGTCCACAATAGCAAATTTGGCGAGATTTGGTGGTTTTACCCAAGTGCATCAAGCAATGAGAATGACTCTTATGTAACTTTCAACTACCGAGAAAACCACTGGAACATAGGATTATTGGCCCGTCTTTCTGGTGTTGATGCTGGTGTGTTTACTTATCCTTTGATGGTTTCAAGTGATGGCTACATTTACGAGCATGAAGTTGGCTTTAACTATGACAGCGCCAGCGTCTATGCCGAGTCTGGTCCAGTGCAGATTGGCAATGGCGACAACATCATGTCAGTGCGCCAAGTTGTGCCAGATGAGCAAACCTTGGGTGAGGCTGTAGTCTCATTCAAAACCCGAAATTACCCGACAGGGACTCAGTCCACATTTGGACCATTTACGGCAGCAAACCCAACTTCAGTGAGGTTTTCTGGCCGTCAGGTCAATATGAAGGTGACTGGCAATACTTTGGCTGACTGGCGCATTGGCACAATGAGACTTGAGGCCATGCCATCAGGTAAGAGATGAGCGACCAAGAGCATTTGGAAAGGCTGCGCCAACACGTTGAGGCGGCATTAGAATACTCTGGAGGCACACACAATTTTGAAGATATCGCTGAGATGGTTGAGGATCACAGATTACAGCTGTGGCCAGCCAAGAATTCGGTGGTATTGACAGAGATCATTGTCTATCCCAGGCTAAAGAATTTGCATTATTTTCTGGCTGGTGGCGACCTAGATGAACTCTCACAGATGAGACCATTAATCGAATCTTGGGGCAAATCTGTTGGATGCACCAGGGTGACTTTGGCAGGCCGTAAAGGCTGGGCAAAGACATTTTTGAAAGACGAAGGGTACAGTCCACAATGGGCTGTACTTGCAAAGGACTTATAGGGGAAAGACTATGGCAACAAGATCAGAAGTACTAGCAGCATATGTAGCTAATCCAAAGGCATCATTTAGTCCAACTGAAGACGCAATTCAGTTTTTTATGCAAGGTGGCCTTGGAAACTTTAATCAAATAGTTGATGAAGTCAGAGCGCAAAACCCTGCACTTGCAGCGCAGATTGATACAGAACGTGCAGCAGCTAACAGGTCCATCACTGGCGGTGGTGGCAATGTTGTCACTGGCGGCAATGTTGTCACTGGTGGAAATGTTGTCACTGGTGGTGGCGGTGGCGGTGGCGGTGGGGCTGTTGACAATTCAGCGCGTTATCGTCAATTGGTTTTGGATGCTTATGCAAACATTGGCCGCACAGGAATTGGCTCCAAACCCAATCAAGCCGATCAGGCTGGTGTTGACTTCTGGACCAATGCATTGATCAATGGGACATTGACACCAGACACATTTGGTGCTTCATTTAATAAAGCTGTCAATGCTTATATCGCTCAAAACCCTACTGATTTAATCACCCAGAATGTGCAGGCTTACAAGCCTTTTCAGAATACTGGCCTGCTGTCTCAGTCGCAAATGCAGCCCCAGTCTACGGGCGCTCAAGCAGTGCCAACTTACCAGCCACAAAGTCTGGCTCAGAATTTCCAGAACTACATGGGCATTCCCATTGGCGCTCAGTACAACCCTGCCGTAACAGCTGGTGGCGCATCACCTTATTCACAGATCAAAGCATTAACTCCTCAATTTGTTAATCCTTATGCCGGTGTTGTGGCCAATACGGCCATGGGTGGCTATAACCCCCTGCTTTATGAAAATGTCAGAGTGGCTGATGCAGCCGCTGCAAGGGCAGCATCAGGAGCTGCGGGTGACGGGACAGGCGGTACTGCTGCCATGGCCAAGGGTGGATATGTCCATGGCGGTTTAATGTCTGGCCCCAACCCACCTGGTCCAGATGATGGCGCTGTCAATCTTGATATTGGTGAATATGTCATCAAAAAATCTGCTGTCGATAAATACGGCAAGGGACTTTTGGACATGATCAATGAAGGCAAAGTGCCGGTCAAAAAAGCAAAATCATTGCTGTTTTAAGGGGAAAGAATATGTCCAAAGGTGGAAACAGCGTTAGCACAACCTCAATTGATCCTCAGATCAAGCAGGCATTTTTAACGAACTTTGAGCAGGCCCAAAGTGTTGCCGGTGCATTGCCAACTCAGCAGATTGCTGGCTTTAATCCAATGTACCAGGCAGGCGAGGAAGCTCTGATTAACACCGGCCTTGCTGGCCCAGGCATTACTGGCACAGACTTGGCCGCGCAGATGGCGGCTTATGGCGGGATGTATCAGCCTGGTCAACTTACAGCGCAGCAGACAAATCTGGGACTTACTGGACCAGGCTCAATTAGCTCTTACATGAATCCCTATACAGAGGCAGTGCGCACCAATGCATTGGCTGATTTGGAGTCTGCAAGAAAATCGGCTATCCAACAAACTGGTGAGCGCGCCACAGCTGCCCGTGCATTTGGTGGATCACGCCAAGGTGTGGCCGAGGCTTTGACAAACCAAGGGTTTGCCAAGCAGGCTGCCAATCTTGGGACAACTCTGAACGAGCAAGCATTTAATCAGGCTGTGGCTTTACAGCAAGGTGATATTGGCCGTAGATCAGCGGCAGAATTAGCCAATCAGCAAGCAGGCTTGCAAGGCGCTCAATTGCGATTAGGCGGTGCAAGCCAGCTAGGCAGTTTGGCTGCACAGCAACAAGCATTGCGCCTTGGTGGCGCTCAAGCGGTCATGGGTGCTGGCGGTGCGCGTCAGGCTTTGGACCAGCAACAAATGGATGCCATTCGCAACATTGGTCTCCAGCGTCTGGGCATTGTTCAGTCAAGCCTTGGTGCAAGCCCTGCCAATTTGGGGATGTCATCTAGTACGCCAAGTTCTAGTAACCCAGCAGCTGGTGCATTAGGTGGAGCATTGGCCGGAGGCCAAATAGCTGGACCTTATGGTGCTGTGGCTGGCGGTATTCTTGGCCTTTTAGGTAGCAGATAAGGAAGACAAAATGGCAGACTTTGATTTCGCTAATTTATTCGGTGGAGGCATAGGTGGCACTCCATCAGGACTTGATGCACTATTGTCACAAGACCAGCGCAAGATCTTGGGCCGCAACGCGACACTGGCAGCAGCTGCTTCATTGCTTCAGTCCAGTGGCCGTGGCCCACAGCGCATTAACCTTGGCCAAGCACTTGGATCAGCTTTGCTGGCTGGCCAGCAAGGTTATCAGCAGGCTAGAGCTGGGTCATTGCAAGATTTGTTTTTGGGACAGAAACTGCAAGAAGGTAAAACAGCTCAAGATTTGCAAAAGCAAGTCGCTGGCATATTGACTGGTCCTGCACCAACTGCATTAAGTCCAGAGATGCAGGCTTTGGCCGCGCCTGGTATGCAAGCCGGACCAACTATGGCCCGTGCTGAATTGGCTGCCAATATTCCACAGCCAAGTGCCAATGAAATTAAGGCTGGCCAGTATCAAAGAATTGCAGATATTTATGCGGCAGCTGGTAAGGCTGAAGACGCAAAGCGCTATCAAGACATTGCCAGAGACTTAAACCCAAGAGCTGAAGTTGTTGGCCAGCCAATTGAAGTGACTGACGCTAAAGGCAATCCCATGTTAGTCCAGCAATACAAGTCTGGCGAGATTAAAACAATGCAAGGCTTTGGGCCAAAGCGCGATGTCGTTTTACAAAATCTTGGTGGCATGACTGTGGCCATTGACAAGTCAAAATTGACTGGCAATGAGCAATTTGCCCAAACAATGACTCCTACTGATATTGCCAACTTGCAAGTGGCTAGAGGCAATTTGGCCGTGGCCCAAGGCGGTCTTGGTTTGCGTCAACAAGAATTTTTGCGCGGTGCGACAGAGATCAGAGAAACACCAGAAGGCTTTGCCTATGTGCCAAAAGCACCAGGCGGTGCAGCCATGCCAGTCATGGGCGCTGGTGGTGAACAACTCAAAGGTGTCTCTGGTGGTAAGCCGACAGAAGGCGAAACAAATGCTGCTGGCTTTGCCCAGCGCATGGAATTGGCTCAAAGCATCATTGGCGGTTTGCCTGCTGGCTCACAACCAGGCGCGGGAACTCGAACTCTTGAGGCCATTCCATTTGTGGGTGGTGCATTGGCTCGAAGTGGCCAAAGTGTGGAGACGCAACAATATGATCAGGCTGCGCAAGATTGGATTCGCGCCAAGTTGCGCAAAGAGTCTGGTGCGGCCATTGGTGTGGATGAGGCAAAACAAGAATATGCCACCTACTTCCCAATGGTGGGAGACACACCAGAGAAGATTGCGCAAAAAGCAGAAGCTAGGCGCGTGGTTACACTGGGAATGCAAAAATCAGCAGGCAAGGCATACACTCCTTACACTCCGATAAATAGAGCTGTGACTGTGGATTATTAATATGTCATATTCAATTGTTACCAAAGATGGCATCACGATCAACAACATCCCTGACGATGTTGCCCCTGATTCTCCGCAGTTAAAGGAACGGGTTGCTCAAATCAGATTAAGCGGTGGACAGGCCCAGCCTGCTGCCGCACCAGCAATGCCGCCAGACACATTGGGCCGACAAGTAGGCATGGCCACTCGCCCCATAGCCCAAGCCGCATTGACTGCCGGTGGATTGTTGCCCATGGTGGTTGACCCCATGGTCAACTTTTTTAACTTGGCAGCTGGAACAAATATTCCAACGCAAACCCAAGCTGTTCAAAGGACTTTGACAGGCATGGGCTTTCCAGAAGCCAGAACACCCCAAGAGCGCATCATTCAAGATGTGGCCACTGCCGGTTATGGCACTGGTGGTGTTGCCCGTGTTGCTGGTGAAATTGCGCCAAGGCTGCCTGGCCTAATTTCAGATACGGCCAAATTTTTTGCGCAAAGCCCACAGGCCCAGACAGCGGCTGCATTGGCAGCGTCTTCTGCTGGTGGAATGTTGCGCGAAGGTGGGGCATCCCCTGGCGCTCAACTTGGTGGCGCAATGTTGGCCGGTATGGTGGCCCCTGGTGGTCCAAAACTATCGCCTACACAAAGAATCTTGGAAGCACCAGGTGCATTGGTTAAGCCATTCACACAAACGGGCCGCGAGGTTATTGTTGGCAATGTCTTAAACCGACTCGCCACAGACCCAGAGCGCGCAGCACTTAATTTGCAGCAGGCCCAGCCTCTTGTCCCAGGTGTTCGTGTTACGACAGCAGCTGGTGCGCGTGATCCTGGTCTGGCCGCGGCTGAGACTGCTATTCGTGCATTGGATCAATCTGGTGCATTCCCAAGCGTTTTGTCTTCAAATCAGCAGGCTTTGCTTGAGTCATTCAGAAGGCTTGGTGGCCGCGGTGGCGATGTGACAACGCCTGGTTCTATCCCTTATGCTGAAGCCAAACGCACCAGCATCACAGCCCCAATGCGTGAATCGGCATTTGCCAATAAGCAACCCGTCAGCATTGAGCCAATTACAAGCGCCATTTCCGGCATCATGGCCAACCCTGCAACGCAGCGCAAATCAGTCGATGAGGCGATGGGCTATGTCAACAACCTATTGGCCAAACGTGTTGATCCCGAGACTGGAACCATTGATCCAATGTCTTTGTACAGTGTCAGAAAAGACATCACAGATGCCATGGCTGGCAAGTTGGCAGGCGAACAAGCTAACTTGCGTCTGGCCAAGGGCCAACTCGCTGACCTATTGCCAGTCATTGACAACGCCATTGAATCTGGCGCTCCAGGCTTTAAGAACTACATGGAAAAATATGGCAAGTCATCGAGCGCCATTGACCAGATGCGTCTATTGCAGGGCATTGAGGCCAAAGTTACAACGGGCCAACCCAACTTGATGACGGGTGAGCCAGTCTTAGCAGCGTCAGCATTGCGCAGGCAAGTGGCATCAAAGGCAGAAGAAATTGGCACTCAATTGTCACCGGCTGCCCAAACCCGTTTGGACAACATCATCAATGAGATCAATCGTGGTCAGGCCGCAACTGCACCAGGCGTGAAAGCCCCTGGTTCAAACACATTCCAGAACATGAGCATGGGCAACCTGATTGGCCGTGTCTTTAGTGAGTCATTGGCTGACAACACCACACTGCGCACCATGACAAGGCCGCTAGACTTTTTGTATAAATTGCCAGATCAACAAATTCAGCAATTGTTGGTGGAATCAATGCTTGATCCTAAATTGGCATCAATGATGATGGGCAAAGCCAACATGATGAAAGTTGAGCCAATGGCCCAATCATTGCGCAAAAAAGCCGAACAACTTGGTTTTGGCACAGCTATTGGCGCACAGGAATAACTAAGACCCAAAAAACGCGGCCACCAGAGGGTCGCGTTTCACGACCCGTCTTTTCTGCCTGCGTCTGGCAGCGTCAAAGTCTTTGTCGTCTGCACTCATCTTGTCGCGGTATTTCTTAATGCGCTCAGACCCTGGCACTGGCCCAGGCGCTATGGCATCTTCACCATCCCCCCATGACCACAGTGGCCGCCACTGACCATTGGCGCTCACTCTGGTATATCCACTGATATATACCAATTCATGGCGGTGCAAATCAAACAGAATTCTGGCTGCACTGCGCCTGGCACAAAAGCACAACTTGGCCAAGTCAAGGTCAGACAGATTGCTTTTCTTTTGTAGTGCCGCCTCAATGGCAGGCTCTACACGGGGTTTTAAGCCTCTGGCCATGTGCCACTCTCCATTCGGGATTTCAAGCGCTCTAGCATTGTTTTGACAACGAATGCACGGGCTTTGACTTCAGTAGGTATGGCGTGGCCATAAACCTCTGGATGAAGTAGGTCATTGACCAGGTCAAGGCAGGCATCGATGGCTGGGGGCAAATCTTTATCGGTCATTGAACTTCTCAAGCGCAATCACCTCAAGATGGTCCACAAGGGACTGCAAGATCATGTGGGCAATGTCCACATCAGTGCCAGCGATGTATGCGTTATTCAGCGTCATGCACTCTTCAAGGTCAGGTTCATAGGGCGCACCATAAGAGTCGGTGTAGCCTTTCTCGGCTGGGCTGTATTCCAAGAAGCAGACCAGATCAACGTCTTCTACTGAGCAGGCGAATTCAAACAAGCCTCTGGGGCAATTGGGTGTTGGTTCATAGTTCATGCTTGTTTCCTCAACTCTTTTATAGCATTGGCCGCATAGTGGTAATAGTTGTGGTTGCCATTGTTACTCTGGGCCTCATGCAGGCCCATCAGTAAGTCAATACAAGCCTGGCGCTCATGCTGCGCCACAAGCTCTGCAAAATCATAAGTCGCACTGCCAATTTCATACCAGTCAAGACCGGCATCATGGGCTAGTTTTTTGTATTCATTCACTTGGCTCATGCTGACCACCATGCCACCAAGAGTGCAGCCATGCCAACGCCAATGGCAATGGCGGTCAAATAATCCAAGATGGTTTCGGTTTGCGGTTTCATCGGTTTCTTTCGTTTAAGTTGAACAGTAGTAACATTCTAAGACACAAATAAATTATGTTGCAAGAACTATTTTGTCCATGTTGTTTTTATACATAAAGCGCAATTAGAATGCGCTGATGCAATCAATTCACGACATCAAAGCAAAGGCCAAGGCCCACAAGATCACCATGGCTGCCGTGTGCAATGAGGCTGGCATCCAGCAGTCCCAAGTGAGCCGGTGGCTGTCTGGGACTGTGGAGCCATTGTGGACATCAGTCAATCAATTGCACTTGGCGCTTGACAAGCTGATTGAGCAATCACCAGTCATTGTCGACTGAGGCTGCTGCTGGCGCTGCTTTGCCGGCCACCACGCCAAAGTCACTGGCAGCTGTTGGCTTTGCACCACCGAGCGAGTCACCCTTAGACAACAGCATGATGTTGTTGAGACCATACGACACGCCCTTGTTGCCTGCCTGGTCATAGGCATAAGCATTCAGACTGACACGGCCATAGTCGCCAGAGACGATGTCAGCACTGCCAATGATGTCATGGCCATGGGCATCGACCGCACCAGGCTTGTTGGTGCTTTTGGTGTTGAAGAAGTAATGGCCAGCGTACTCTGGGCCAAGTGGCGATCCATCAGATTTCACTTCAGTGTCGCCATCACGCAAGGGATTGCGAACAGTCTTGGGAATCTTGTCCCCGAACTTGGCAGTCAATGCGGCCTTGGCTGCCGCTTTCAATTGGTTCACAGTCTCGGTGTCTGATTTGGGGACAAGCACTTGGGTTGAGAACTCTTCTTTGCCGTTCATCTCATTCTTGCGAGCAGTCAATGCTGAGAAATATGAGAAGCGAACTTTACCGGTTACGACTCTAGTAGACATGGTTTTTTCCTTTTAAGGGTTTACAGGGTTTCACGATTAAATCGTTTTCTGCGTTTGCAGAAATTGCACTTTAGCACAAATCAGATATGATGCTGACAAGTTAAAACGAAGGAAACGATCATGCAGTTATTC